AATTTGTCATCAATTAGGACTTGATAAAGAAGGCATTCGTATTGAAGCGTGTTTCGACCATTTACCGGTACTACAAGATGACGAATTAGCGGAATATCAAGCATTAACTGAGAAGGTAACAGCTTATAATATTCTATTGAATGACGGCGTAATAAGCAAAGAGCAATATGCAATGGAATTTGGCTATGAATTAGAGCCGATTGATAAGGCACAAGCACAGCAAAACGGATTGATTCAAGCGCAAACGGAGCTTAGAGGTACTGTCGGAGGTTTGAACGGTATAATTTCGCTTAATACGGCTGTCGCAACGGGACAAATGACGAATGAAATCGCAGTTAATACCTTAGTAAATTACTACGGATATGACCGAATTGTAGCTGAATCAATGATAACGGCAACGCCTGACGTACCTATGACACCACCAACAACTTTTTAACTATGAAATCAACTAACTACCAAACAAAAGGAGCAGCCGAAATAAAGGATATAAGCTCCGATAAGAGACAAGTGGCAATATACTTAGCGAAGTTCGATAATATCGATGCCGATAACGATATGATTAAAAAAGGTTCGTTCACGAAGTCTATTTTAGAGCGTGGTCCAGAAAGCACATCTAACCGTAAAATAGCGTTCTTAAGATGGCACGACTGGGAAAAACAAATCGGTAAATTCAATCAAATCGGAGAGGATGAAATCGGTCTTTATGCTGTTGGTCAACTTGGAAATTCAACGATTGGCGAGGACGCTTGGAACGATTACAACGATGGAATAATACGTGAACATTCAATTGGGTTTCAGTACATACAAGACAAAATGAAATGGATAGATGACAGCACTTTGCCGTCTCAAGGTTACTATCAAATAACGGAACTAAAATTATACGAAGGTTCTGCGGTTACGTTTGGAGTAAATAGTGAAACGAATGTTCTTGACGTAATGAAGAGCGAAGATAAAATAGATAAAGCGGTAAAAATCTCAAATGATATTGACTTACTTATTAAAGGTCTCGCAAATGGTAAAGGAAGTGATGAGCGCCTTTATGAAATGGAAATGAAATTAAAATATTTGAATAGTCAGATGTTAATACTCGCAAAAAGTGAGCCGTTCGTGAAAGAACATTCGCCTATTATCGAGCCAATAATAACAGTAGATGCGTTCAATTGGAGTGAAGTAATAAACAAATTTTAACTAAAAAAACAAGAAAAAATGGAAAACAATTTAACACCTGAACAAGTAGTTGAAAAAATCAACGAAAAGTTCAATGCAACTTTGGCTACAATGCCAACAAAATCAGACCTAGACGGTTTGAAATCAGACGTAGAAACTCTTAAAGGATTAGAGGCTAAATCTCAAGAAATCGAGAAAGCAATCGCACGTTTCGAAGGTAAAATGGAAGCTATTTCTGAAAAAGGTTTCAAGTCAGAGCGTAAAGCAAAATCACTTGGTGAGGCTATTTCAATGGCATACGTTGCTAACATCGACAAGATTAAAGAAACTGCTGAAAAAGGCGGAATGATGTCTTTAGAGACTAAAGCTCTTTATGACACTACAATTGATGGTGATTACACTGGAAATATCGCATTGTCTACATTAGAGGCGGGAGTTTCTAAGATTGCTCGTCCTGTTATCAAGATACGTGACATCGTGAATATGGGAATCACAAACTCAAAGTTTGTTACTTATATCTCTCAAGCGGTCCAAACGTCTTCTGCATGGACAGATGAAGCAGGAATCAAAGTTTCGGGACAACCATCTTACGAAGAAATCTCAGAAGAGGTTAAGAAAGTAGCAGGAACAGTAAAGATTTCTAAAGAAATGCTTGCTGATTTATCTTTCGTTCAATCGGAAATCAATTCTGACTTGATGGCTTCAATTGACCAAGCTATCGAAGATGCTTTATTGAATGGTGCTATCGGTGGAATCAATGGTATCTTAACTAACTCAGTTACTTTCTCAGCGGGAACATTTGCTGGAGCTGTAGTTAATCCTAACATTTCTGATGTTATTAGAGTAGCAATTGCACAGATTCAAAACGCTAACTTCGAACCAACACACGTTGTTTTGAATCCTGAAGATGTTGCTGCAATGCAATTGACTAAAACTACTGCAGGTGAATACACTTATCCTATGTTCTTAATGGACGTAAACAGAGTAGCTAACCTTACTGTTGTTTCTACAACTAATATGGTTGCAGGTACTTTCTTAGTAGGTGATTTCAGCAAGTCTAACGTTAGAATGCGTGAAGCTATGAATGTTCAAGTAGGTTATGTTAATGATGACTTCCAACGTAACATGGTGACTATCCTTGCTGAAGCACGTTTAGTTCAATATGTTAAAGCAAACGATTATCCAGCATTCGTTGATGGTAACATCGCAACTGCAATCGCAGCATTAGCTGTATAAAAAAATAACGGGGGTTGGGACTTCTTAACCCCCCTTTTAAATTTGCACAATGGAAAAAAAGACTCGTAAAAAAAAGGATTTAAACGTTAAATTAAACGTTAACGATGCTGAATTGACAGTAAAAAGAGATGTTACAGGAACAGAAATTGACCTTGACACTCGCCTTGTTGATGTGCATATCGAGAAAGATGCTGATGGTGTTCGTGCGGTTGTTGAATTTGACGATAAAGTGATTTATGAATTCGAAGGAAACGGACAATCTAAGCACTTGCCTAAGGGCGCAATCTTCAAGATTAGCGGTGAAATGTTAAAGCATTTTCTAAAAAGAGGTTTCGGAAAACTAAAAAAATAAGCAATGATTGTAAATATTTCTGACTTCACGGGCAAATATCAACTTAGTACAGGTATGTATGACACTGTTAAATTGCAGGATTATATCGACAAGTACGAAAAGCGTTACCTAATAGAGTTATTCGGGGCTAATTTATACACTGAATTTGAGTCGGACTTGTTGGCAAACGTGCCTCAGTCACCTAATTTTCTAAAGGTATTCAATCCCTTCTACGAGAATTTAACGTTCAGACAGTTGATAATTTCAGAAGGTATTAAAGAGATGCTTAAAGGCTTCATTTACTTCGAATATTCAAAGGATTTGATTAACCAAATGACACCGTACGGAAATGTTCGACCAATTAGCGAGAATTCAGAGCCAGTGAGCACGTTGTATTCAATGATTTATGCACGCTATAACGAAGCAATACGAAGTTATAAGGCTATCCAAACGTACATACAAGTGAATTTTAACACTGTAACGGGTCAAGTGGTAACGGTTGAGCTATTGAACGCAGGAAGTACGTATGTAGATGCTTTGAATGTGCCAACTACAGCTACGTTTGGTAGTGGGTTGACGCTTGACATTGTCAGTGATGGTAGTTTAATCGAGTCTGGAACAATTAATGCTGCTGGAAGTAACTATCAATTGAACGAAGTAGTAACGGTTACGGGTGGAGATGGACTTGGAACATTTACGGTAACGTATATTGGGAAGGGTCACTTCAATACTTTTAACGGAATGCAGAAACAAACAGCTTACTGGATATGATAAACGAACTATCTACAATTATCGGGAACATTGTTTCACAGATGGATTCAACTATTGAGGGGAGTTATAATGACCCAAAGACATTGACTTGCGATAGTAAATGGGCGCGTGTAGGAAAGAAAGTTACTAATTCAGATGGAGACGAATTTCTATTAACAGAGGTTGAATTTGATAATTATTTAGTAGCTGAAAACAGAGATTTAATAGATTTAAACGGTACTATAAACCTCCCTACGCCGTTTTTTATTCACGGAACTAAAAAGGCAACCAACAGAGAATGGACTATCTTAAGTAACGATGTCACGGCTAAAACGCCAATTATTTGGTTGCTTGGTTCTTTGAATTTTAAACAGTTCGGGCGTGAAAGTACAATCGATATTGAAAGCTCAGTTCGTATATTCTTCTTAGATGAGACGGATGTAGCGAATTATTACACTGCTGACCATATTACCAATGTAGTTTATCCAATGGAGCAGTTAGCAAAAGAGTTTATAGAGACCATAAACAAAAATAGAAATTTTAAAACCATTGAAGACTGGGAAATAATCGAATTTACGAGGTTCGGTGTTGAACAAGAAAACGGAATGTTTCAGAACATTTTAGACGCAAATTTATCAGGGGTTGAGTTAAGAATAACGCTCACAAAGTATAAAGAAAATTGTAAATGTTAATTTAAAAAACAAAAATTATGAGTATAGGATGTAATTGCGCAAGTGGATTAAGTAATACAGGGAGACCTAATTGCGTAAGTCTTCAAAGCGTAACAAGTAAGTTAATAATGGTTCCGTTGTTCGGAGCTGATGGAACGGCAAATTTTATCGATTTGACTTCACCACTTCCAACTTGGAGTGATTTAATCAATGAAGCAGACGATACAAAGCGTTGGTTTCCATTACCAAACTTTGAGAATGTAGAGCTT